AACACCTCAACACGATCCTCATCATCGAGATCGTAGGCACGCCCAACCTTGGCACTATTGAGTTCGTAGCGTAGCGGTTTGAGTACGTTGTCCCATGCAAGCTTGCGCTGATGGCGTGTGATCTTGTCGACACGCATTTTTTCCTTCATCTGCGTGACTGTGTCCTTGATGTGCGTGATCTCAGCGGGGTGCAGTTTGCGCTTCAATAATCTTTGATGAAGCTCGTTTGGCGTGAGGTTGAGGTATGTTTCGTACATGATTATTGATCCTTTCAAAGTACAAGTGGACATTTTACCCTGAATCTGTCTTGCGTATACACGAGCGGACGCTTCGGTAGACACCCGCTAGACCGCATGAACACTTGCTTGCTCGATAAATGTGGCAAGCTATCTACCTTTTTTGGGGAGAGCACTTGGGCTTGTCTTTTAAAAGAAGTCCAAGCAAAAGAAAAAGAGCTTACCCCCATAAATATACTTCTATATATATATATATATATTAAAAAGATAGATAAGATGACACTTTTTTGAGCCACGCTAGCATTCATGCGGCTTGCGAGGTGTCTGCATGATTGTCCAGTACGCAATACACACGGACATCGTGAAAAAACCTGAAAAAGAGCTTCAATAATCTTGAAGGATAGTGCAGGTTGTGCAGGATAGTGCTGAATGGGGAAGACTTTCCCCATTCAAGAGAACAAGGGCAGTTGTGTTGGTTGTTTGCCTATCCATTCGAGTGCTGCTTCATCGGTGCTGAACACACGCCCACGTTCCGCTAGGTTAGTGCTGAAGACGTAGACGACATAGTTGCTACCGCCATTGGGGTAGTGGTACTGCAAGTGGTACTCACGAGCGCCGATTTGCACGATGCCTACTTCTTTGGTGCGGTATTGGTTGAATAGTTGGTACATGATTAACTCCTTGAGATTATTGAAAGGTTGCGTGTGAACGCATTGGACAAGAAATGAAACAACGCAAGAGCCCCGCCCTTGCGCTGATCTGGAAGAACGGGGAAACTTTTCCCCATTGTGATTATTGAAAGCTGACAGCAACACGCAACTGAGCCAGCAAAGCATTGAACTCATCTCGTGTTAGCCCTGCGTCAATAATCTCTGCGGTCATGTTGCTCAGCAACTTCCTAGGAACTGCGACTGGCTCTTTGCTACCGCTACTACTTGCCTTGCCACAGATGCCGACAACAAGATCATAGAGATCACGCTTGGCGTTCTCATAGTTCTCTGCACTAGAGTCGAACACCTTGCTACCCTTCGCCTTGCCCTCGCCATCGATGAGCTTAACTGTCCAGAACTTGCCCACAAGTGGCATGAGTGTTGCCCGCACAGTCTCACGAGACTTGCGCTTGAGTGCCTTCGTAAGCTCAACGATGGCTTGGGCTTTGGACACTTTGGACTTGCAATACAGATTGACGTTTGTTTGAACTGACATGACTATCTCCTAGTTGGATGGGGAAACCTTTCCCCGTTGTTGGTCAGCACTATTGCTAATCAACACTTTCAGTATCCATATGGGGGGTTTGGGATAGGTCGTTTTGGGTATGGCTGAACCCCACCCCACCCCCACCATCCCCTGTATAGTCGGAGTCCCGTAGCGCGCATGAACACTGTTCCACACCCGCAAATCCAATTTTCAAAATTCCTGACCCTAAACACCCCACCCCCCTAAAAATTATAAAAATTTCCAAGGTACCATGTCAAACGTTGGACAATACAATATAAAAAAAGCCCCGGGTGCTTAAGTCCGGGGCTGAAGATGGCAACTGAAACCATCAAGGAGAAGCAATGACTTGCGCCATCACCGGAAATAAGTGTACACTAACTGCAACGAGGCAACAAGTGCGACGCCAGCACTAACCCTACGCAATGCTTGAACATCTGATTAACGGCGAGTTTCATCCAGAGGTGGTAGACGCCACTGCCGCAGTGCTGTCTTTTGAAAAGGCAGACCCAACCACGACCATCGACGCTAAAGTCAAGACCGCTGAATGGTTGAAGAACCTAGAGTTGGAAGATGAAGAGATCGAGTCTAAGGCGGAACAAGAATCAGCCCGTAAATCTTTTGCTTCTCTCGTGACAGGCCAGCCTGTTGGGAATACACAACAAGCACTAGCTAATTTAAAGACGCCTGCTGCAGTGCAGCATTTAGTTGGGATGCTTACTGCCTACGATTGGGCGTTTGTCGAGCAGGCTAAAGAACTGCGGGGCTACGCAGTAGCTCAGATCCTTGAAGAAGTCAAACACCCAGACGCACGCATCAGGCTCAAGGCGCTAGACATGCTGGGCAAAGTCACGGAAGTTGCGCTGTTCACTGAACGGGTCGAGATCAAGAAGACCCAGATGTCTGACACAGAACTAGAGACACGTATTAAAGAGAAGCTCAACAGGTTCATGGGTGTTATAGACGTTATAGACGTGACCGAAGAAAAGTCTGATGAAGCCTGAAAACTTTACAACCCTGAGTAAACTTGAGCTAGAAGCCATGGGTAAGGCTTTGCCACACATGACGTTGGCAGAAAAGATGGAGTTGTTTGACGACCTAGAGCTTCGTGAGTCCCGCGCCAAACTGCAGGCAGCTAAAACAAACATGCTTGGGTTCGCCCAAGCGGTATACCCGGGCTTTAAGATCGGCCCCCATCATAAAAAACTAGCAAAAATCTTCACCGATGTGGTTGAGGGCAGGAAGAAGCGCGTGATTATCAACATCGCGCCCCGTATGGGTAAGTCCGAGTTCTCGTCCTACCTGTTCCCTGCGTACTTTTTGGGCAAGTATCCTGAGAAGAAGATCATCATGGGCACGCACACTGCGGGTCTGTCCGAAGACTTTGGTCGTCGCATACGTAACTTGATTGATACGGAGGAGTACCGTGAAGTTTTCCCCCAGACAATGGTGGCAGATGACCAAAAAGCTGCCGGTAAGTGGTCTACAAGCGCTGGCGGTCAGTACTATGCTGCTGGTGTCGGGGGCGCTCTTGCTGGCCGTGGTGCTGACCTGTTCGTTATTGACGATCCTCACTCGGAGCAGGACGTAAAGTCCAACAGTAGACTTGCCTTTGATACGGCTTGGTCTTGGTTCCAAACGGGCCCACTCCAGCGTCTGATGCCGGGCGGTGGGATTATCATCGTCATGACCCGTTGGTCGCTCCTAGACTTGACTGGGCGCCTGATTGACTACCAGACCAAGAACCCAGAGGCTATTCCATGGGAGATTGTGGAGCTTCCGGCCATTTTGAACGAGGACGAAGAAGATGAGAAGTCCTTGTGGCCAGAGCAGTGGTCGCTTGAGGCGCTGAAATCCACAAAAGCGTCGATTGACCCACGGTACTGGAACGCGCAGTACATGCAGCAGCCAACTTCTGAGAACTCTGCCATTGTTTCACGCAAGATGTGGCGTATCTGGGAACCGGATGAGCCGCCAAAGTGTGAATACATCATCCAGTCTTGGGATACGGCGTTTGAAACCAAGAATAACTCCGACTATTCAGCCTGCACAACGTGGGGCATCTTCTACAACGAGGAAGAAAATGACTCACCCCAGCTTATCTTGCTCGACGCTCTTAAAGACCGGATGGCTTTTCCCGAACTCAAGGTTGTTGCGCTCAAGCAATACAAAGAATGGGAGCCTGACGCGTTCATTGTGGAGAAAAAGGCGGCTGGCGCACCACTGATTCAGGAATTACGCGCATTAGGCATACCCGTCCAAGAGTTCAGCCCGTCAAGGGGTAACGACAAGATGGTGCGAGTGAATGCGGTTGCGGATTTATTCAGTTCAGGTAAAGTCTGGGCACCCGACACACGCTGGGCACGAGAAGTGATTGAAGAGTTGGCCGCGTTCCCTGTTGGGGAGCACGACGACTACGTGGATACGACGACACAGGCGCTGCTACGCTTTAGGCAAGGCGGCTTTATCAGTTTAGAAACGGACGAGAAAGACGAGCTTGAGCTTTTTCGCCGCAGAAGATACGAATACTATTGATGACAACACAAAAGTTCATGGGTAAGAACCAACTGATCGACCGATTGGCCGCGCAGATGGGATCGCGTGACGGAGCTTTGGATGTACTGCGCCAGCGTGGGCACGTAGATGCCCAAGGAAATTTGACAGATGCCGGTAAAAAGCGCGATGCTATGACGGCTGAAGAACGCGCTCTTGACAGAGCAAGCCAACGCACAGGTAAGAAACCGTCGGCCTTTAAATACGACCCCAGCACAAATCGTGCGACTTTGAGAAAGAAATTCTGACATGGCTACCAATATCGACAAAGCGCTGTACCAACAACCTATGGGCATTGATGCGCTGGGCGAACAAGAGTCCCCCCTTGAGATCGAGATCGTTGATCCCGAAGAAGTCACCATCGGCATGGACGGTATGGAGATCACCCTCAAGCCCGGAGAGGGCGACGATGAAGAAGGTTTTGATGATAACTTGGCTGAGTACATAAGTAGCGGCGCTTTGCAGTCGCTGGCCAGTGAGTTGGTGTCTGACATCGACAACGACAAAAATGGCCGCAAGGATTGGGAGAAGACGTACGTTGATGGTCTGAAGCTTTTGGGCTTACAGATTGAAGAACGCACAGAACCTTGGAACGGCGCATGCGGTGTGTTCCACCCTATGATTACAGAAGCCGTTGTGCGCTTCCAAGCGGAGACAATCACCGAGACGTTCCCTGCTTCTGGCCCTGTGCGCTCTAAGATTCTGGGTAAAGACACGCCAGAGATGAAAGAGATCGCGGCCAACATCGAAGAGGACATGAATCACGAGTTGACTGAGGTCATGACAGAGTACCGTGCTGAGCATGAACGCATGTTGTGGTCACTGCCAGCCACAGGTTCAGCATTTAAGAAAGTGTATTACGATCCCAATTTGGGACGTCAAGTGTCGATGTTTATTCCTGCGGAAGACATGTATCTGCCGTACGGCACAACGGATTTGGATACTTGCTACCGCATCACGCACGTTATGCGTAAGACCAAGAACGAGATCATCAAGCTTCAGCAAGCAGGCTTTTACATTGACATTGAACTGACTGACGCCCCCAAAGAACTAACAGACATCCAGAAAGCCAAGGACAAAGAGACTGGCTTTAGCGACTTGAACGACGACCGCTACACGCTGTATGAGTGCCACGTTGACTTGAACCTTGAGGGCTACGAAGACATGGTTGATGACGAAGAGACCGGCATCATGCTGCCGTACGTTGTCACGCTGATTAAAGGCTCCAACGAAATCTTGTCAATTCGCCGCAACTGGAAGGAAGAAGACGACCTCCGACTCAAGCGCCAGCACTTTGTGCACTACCAATATATCCCGGGTTTTGGAGCTTACGGCTTCGGGCTTTTCCATCTTATCGGAGGCTTTGCTAAATCCGCTACATCCCTCATGCGACAACTTGTCGATGCAGGTACGCTCAGCAACTTGCCCGGCGGACTCAAGACACGGGGCCTGCGCATTAAGGGAGATGACACCCCAATCGCACCCGGAGAGTTCCGTGATGTAGACGTTGGCTCGGGCACGATCCGCGACAACATCTTGCCGCTGCCATACAAAGAGCCAAGCGCTACGCTGTTTAACTTGATGCAGACCATCGTTGATGAAGGCCGCCGTTTTGCCGCGACTGCTGACATGAAGGTCAGTGACATGTCTGCGCAGGCTCCTGTCGGCACAACGCTAGCACTGCTAGAGAGACAACTTAAGGTGATGACTGCAGTGCAGGCTCGTGTGCACTTTGCGTTGAAGCAAGAGTTCAAGCTCTTGAAGAACATCATCCGCGATTACACCGACCCAGACTACAAGTACACGCCTGAGTACGGCACACGTAAAGCTAAGAAGGCCGACTACGACTTGGTGGACATCATCCCCGTGTCAGACCCTAATGCGGCCACCATGAGCCAGCGCGTGATCCAGTACCAAGCTGTGATTCAGATGGCGCAGATGGCTCCAGACATTTACAACTTGCCAGAACTGCACCGCGGTATGTTGAACGTTTTGGGTATCAAGAACGCTGAGAAGCTGGTGCCAATCGAAGACGATCAGAAACCAATTGATCCTGTGCAAGAAAATCAGAATGCGCTTAAGGGTAAGCCGCTTAAAGCGTTCTTGCATCAGGATCACGCCTCACACATCCAAGTGCACATGATGCTCTTGCAAGACCCAATGATTCAGCAATTCATTGGGCAGAACCCACAGGCTCCCAAGATCATGGGTGCGATCACTGCGCACATCTCAGAGCACGTTGGTTACAAAATGCGTCAGCAGATCGAGCAGCAGTTGGGTATGCCCCTGCCTCCCGAAGACGAAAAGTTGCCACCACAAGTGGAGATTGCGCTGTCCGGCATGATGGCTCAAGCGGCTCAACAGGTTCTCATGCAGAACCAAGCGCAAGCGGCTCAGATGCAGGCACAGCAACAGATGCAAGACCCCGTCATGCAGATACAGATGCAAGAACTCCAACTCAAAGGTCAAGAGCTAGAGTTGAAGAAACAAAAGATGTTGATGGACGCCGCTGCTCAAGCAGACGCACAGCAGTTAAGAGAACAGGAAGTCAGCGGTCGCTTGGAACTCGACGCCCTTAAAGTGGGTGCACAAATTAAAGAGTCCCAAGCTAAAACACAGTTTGAACAAGAACGTGCCGGTGTCCAGATGGGCGCCGACATCGCAAAGAGTAAAGCCCAGATGGATTTACAAGCGCGTACTACTGCGCTCCAAAACAGTAGGAACCAAGGTTCTAGAAAATGATTCAAGACTTCGTACGCGTATTACGTGAAAAAATACGCACTGACATGAACAACTACGCCGATGACTTGGCTGGGGGTTCTTGCCGTACTTTTGAAGAGTACCAAAAACTCTGCGGGATTATTCAGGGTCTAGCCCTCGCAGAGCGTTATCTACTTGACCTTGCACAGAAAGTTGAAGAATCCA